GCTCACAATTCCCTTCGTCAAGGGTTTCGTGACGGCCACAAGAACCAACTGATCATGGCCCCCACGGGGGCTGGGAAGACTTACCTTGGCCTGCGCATCTGCCGCGAAGCCATGCAAAAGGGCAAGCGTGCGGTGTTTCTGTGTGACCGCACCACCTTGATCAACCAGACCTCTGAAGCTGCCGACGGCTACGGCTTGAACAATCATGGTGTGATTCAAGCCAATCATCAGCGACGCAGGCCAGATGAGTTGCTGCAGATCGCATCGGCCCAGACCATAGCCAAACGTGGCTACTGGCCCAAGCTCGACGTTCTTGTGGTCGACGAAGCCCACACACAGATGAAGGTATGGACTGAATACGCAATGAACAGTGGTGCGGCTGTAATTGGTTTATCAGCCACGCCATTCAGCGTTGGCCTTGGCAAGATCTTCAGCAACCTGATCAACGCCACCACCATGCATGATTTGACTCAGTCAGGCGTGTTGGTGCCCATGCGGATCTTTTCTTGTACTAAGCCCGACATGCGCGGAGCCGCTACTTCTGGTGGTGAGTGGACAGAAAAGGCCGCAGAAGAGCGTGGCTTGGAAATCATTGGTGACGTTGTCAATGAGTGGTTGAAATTCGGCGACAACCGCAAGACCATTGTCTTCGGAGCCACCATCAAGCATTGCGAGGAAATTGCCAAGCAGTTCATCAATCAAGGCGTGATGGCCGCTGTGTTTACATCTGAAACCACTCCCAAAGAACGTCAGAACCTCTTGGACGAGTACCGTAAACCCAATGGACACTTGAAGGTGCTGATCAGTGTCGAGGCCCTTGCAAAGGGTTTTGACGTGCCTGACGTGGGCTGTATCTGCGATGCCCGGCCACTGCGCAAGTCATTGAGCACGGCTATCCAGATGTGGGGCCGTGGCCTTCGGTCGTCGCCTGACACGGGTAAAAAAGATTGTTATCTGCTTGACTTCAGCGGCAACATCGTTCGGTTTGCAGAGGACTTCACTGAGGTGTTTTTCAACGGCCTTGACTCGCTGGATGCGGGTGACAAGCTGGACAAAAACATTCGCAAGGATGAGGACTATGAAGTGCGTGGATGCCCTAAATGTGGGTTCAAGCCATTTGTGAAGCGATGCATGGCTTGTGGTCACGAAAAGATGGCGGCGCCCCGTGCTGAGGCTTTGCCCGGCCACATGCAGGAGATCTTTATTGGTGAGGGCAAGAACAAAAAGAAGCTGGCCGACAACTCTGAGCACCTGTGGCACCAGTTGGTCACCTACGCTCGGATTCACTCCAAGCCTGAGACCCAGCAGGGCCGGGCGTACCACCTGTTCAGGAAGATCACGGGCCAAGACCCGATGTGGAAGTTCACCACCGCACCCACTGTTGAGATCAATCGCGCAGTTTTGGGCAAAATCACACAGATGAACATGATGTGGAAAAAAGGTGCAGGACGATGAACATCAAAGAAATTGAGCAAATGTGGAAGATTGCCAGCAACAATCCACACCACGACACCAATTGGCATGATCCAGTGATTGTCAAATTTGCTGAACTTGTAGCAGTTCATGAACGTGAACAAATTGGTTTTGCTCTTTATGATTTGACTGGAAAAATTTACAAAAATTCAAGAAAACCGCACGACAAAATGGTGAGTGCTTTATGCACGGTGATATTTGAATCCGTGTACGACATTTTACGCAAGAGATATTTGCCATGAACTTTATTGACTTTGCACGCATTCATGGGGTGTCGATCGATCCCAACCGCCTGTATGCGTCTGAACGGATTAAGCGGTGCGGTACGGTCGAGAAGCCCAACTCTGGCAACGGAGCCTACTTCTGGGACGGCTCCCGTGGCTGGGTCATGGATTGGTCAGGAGAGGCCAGAGTGATCTGGTTTGAAGATCCCCATGCCAAACCATGGACTGACGAAGAAAAGCGCCTGTGGGCCGCAAAAAGGGCCTCTGCGGCCACTGAACAGCAGCGTCAGTACGAGCAGGCGGCACTGCAGGCCGACATCACCCTGCGCTCGGCTACTCTGGACAACCATGCCTACCTCGAGATCAAGGGTTTCCCTGAGACCCGTGGGCTGGTGCTGGACGACAGGTTGTTGATCCCCATGCGCAACGTGGTGAGCAACAAGCTGCAGGGCTACCAGTCGATCTGTTGGAACATGCCAGAGCGCAAGTACGAAAAGAAAATGTTGCATGGCATGCGTGCCAAAAATGCAGTGTTGTTTTTAGGCTCTAGGGATTTACCCGAATGCTGGCTTGTGGAGGGTTTTGCAACGGGTTTGTCGGTGCGTGACGCCCTGCGCAGTGTGGGTTTGCCTGCATCTGTGGTGGTGTGTTTCTCGGCATCAAACCTTGCGGCGGTGGCCGATCAGATCAAGGGCAAGAAGTACATCTTCGCGGACAACGACGAGTCGAAGACGGGAGAAAAGACTGCGATGCAAACTGGTTTGCCTTGGACGATGGCCGACACTGTGGGCTGGGATGCCAACGACCTACACCTGAAGGACAGTTTGTTTGCTGTGGTTGAAAAGATCATGCAATTGCGCAAGCGAGAGATGGTATATTTGTGACCCTCTGAGAAGTCGTGCTGATGGACTGTAAACATCAGCGCCAACACACATGCGGCTTTAGTTGCCAGAATTGGGAAGTTCTGGATTTACGTCCCGAGGCCGCAGTTGTGTTGGTAAGTGTTGACACGTCTTGAGGCGTGTTGATAGAATCCAAACAAATGCAAGCCGTGGAAAGCATGCATGAAAGCCGTTAAGTCAAACTCCGACCCCGACTGGGGTGCCGCGCCTTCAAAAGAGGTGTGGGTTTCCACCGGGGTTTGTCTTAACGGCTTTTTTGTTTTCCACGCCCTGCTATGCCGCAGAGGTCTATCGGGTTTTGAGTTGGCATGAGGGAAGCGTTGGAAGCCGCAAGGCGTAGACCGCAGTCCACCAACTCTACGACGTTCTGATCTGGGGCGAGAGCGCACAGAAGATGCAAGCGCAAACAGGGGTACTTCAGTTCTGTCCGTGAAGAAGTTTGCGGGTGGCGGGGCTGGATCAGGGGCTGTGCAAGACGACGCAATGGGTCGGAAAGTCCTGAAGATTGGTCACCACGCAGTGAGCCGATCCCCATACGATACTCAGTGGCTCCAATTACTGATATGGGAAGTTGCCGGGTGACACCGATGGTGTCCGAAGGCAGTTCCTTGCCCAGCCGAGCCTAGTCCACCAACCCTGATCAACATTTTGGAGACGGTATGGAATACTTCTACAACGAAAAAAGAAAAAAAACAGCAGCACACATTTGGACTGGTCAGGATACGGCTTGCCGAATGTTTAGCACTGGTGGACTCAAGATTGGAAAGAAAACAATTCACAACGAACTTGATGACAGACGGATCTGTTTGATGTGTCAGAACAACATGATCAAAATTGAGTTCGCCCAAAAACTGCTTGAGTAACACTCTAATTCCGTGTTATAGTGTCTCCACCACAATGAGTGGGTTACAGGAGAAACGATGACCACGTACACACACTGGGATGTGATGTTGGCAAGCCCGACAGATCCCCTGCCTGAGAAGAAACGCCAGTACCAAATGAACCTGATGCGCAACGCATTGGAGAACTGCAAGACCAAGCCTGAAGTGATGGACATTGCAGCCTTGGCGACCGCTGTAGACCTGATGGACACTCTGCGCGAGATGGGGCATCTGGAGGACGCTGACAAGGCTCTGGAGGACGCCATGACGGCTCTGATGAAGGACACCTTCAACGACCTCGAGATCAAGTTGTTTGAGGGCATCCTTGAGGACTACCAGACCGTCATGGACAACATACCTGCCAGAGTCATGATCATGGCCCACCGCGCCACAGAAAAGCGCATTGAAAGGATCGCGGCATGACTCCATTCATTCAATCAACAATGCGCTGGATGGTGCAAGCAGACATTGACCCAACAGAAATGCAGTGGTTCGACATTTCGGGCACTCTGGATCAAAGCAACGTCGATCAAAATTGGCTGCAAGAATATCGCCCACCGTTTGAAAAGTGCATGGTGGTTTGGCAAGGTAAGTCAAAGAATCATCAAACTTACGAGTTCATGATGACGGTTATGGGCACTGACCCCGAAGAAGGAATTGTGTTGTCGGCCCACAAAGGCCCGTATGGTCAGATGCCACGCAAACTGCCATTGATGGTCTACGTGCTGGACGAAGGCATGATTCGATATGGTTCAGTTGACGAAGATGAGATCGTAAATGAGGCAGATGCAAACGTGATTTTGGCCGTCGTGGGTAAATGGTATCAATTGCTTGCGCAGGGCTGTTCTTCGTACAAGCCGCATGTGCGCCAAACCTTCACCAACCGCAGAAAAATATCTGAGGGTAAGACGCCAACATATGATTGGACAACGGTTTACATTGATTCACCTACACAAAGGTCAGAGTCAAAGGGTGGAACACATGCTTCACCCAGATTGCACGATCGCAGAGGGCATTTGCGTAGGTTAAGAAATGGAAAAAATGTTTGGGTGAAGGCCTGCAAAGTTGGCGACGCAAGCAAAGGTGCTGTATGGCACGACTACGCAATTAAGGAAACAGCATGACCGAAGAACAACTGGAGAAGGCGATCGCAACGCATGCACGCAGACGCAAGGTGTTCATTGAGAACGGATTGAATGAAAGCGACGCATGGGATCTGGCCGACCAGATGTTCACCCGCGACAAAGAACAACTGGACGACCGTCGAGTGTGCTTTGAATGCGTACACCTTAAAGGCCGTGAATGCCATGGCATCACAGACCGATTCGGGAAACCCACCACACAGATGCGATTCATTCTGCAGCGGTGCCCAACCTTCAAATTGATAGGCAAAAAATGAACATCACATTACATCTTGAAAAGCCAGCGGTGGGCACGCCTCCGTTTGAATTCCCACGGCATTCATTCAAAGCATTTTGGACTGACGATGGACGCATTGGTGTTGTTGCCGTAGTCCAACGAAGTGACGGCGGCATACACATGATGCAAGACATCATCAATCCACCGTTGACGGACGAAGAGCGCAACCAGATCGATGCATCCAACCAACATCAGGAGCGAGACCAATGAAAGTCAAAGAATTGATCGAGCAGTTGCAAGCCCTCGACCCAGACATGGAAACCATGCGCCATGGGTATGAGGGCGGGGTTGAAAATGTCTCCTCGCTGAACATTAAAAAAGTCGCGCTGAAAGTCCACCCAGAGTGGTATTACGGGTCGCACGAGACGATTGACGAAGACAACGAGTATCCCGGACATGAACATATCACCGCAGTAATCATCTCGTAAGGAGCACCCATGAGAACACTTGGAATAGACGTTGGCGCAACAGGCGCAATTGTTTTACTGGAGGACGGCCAACCCATTGAGTGGACGGCCATGCCCACACTCAAGGTCGGCACGGCCACACGAGTCAATGCACCAGCCCTTGCTGACTGGATTGCATCGACATGCTGCACTCAGGTCTATGTTGAGCAGGTTCACGCCATGCCCGGTCAAGGCGTGACCAGTATGTTCAATTTTGGGCACTCTTGCGGCACAGTGATCGGTGTTTTGGGCGCCTTGAGCATTCCCTACGCACTGGTGACGCCGCAGGCATGGAAGAAGGCTGCAGGCCTGATCGGCACAGACAAAGACGCCGCACGCTCACGAGCCATTCAGATGTGGCCCAAGTGGCGTGACCTCGACAAGAAGGGCAAAGGCCAAGCACTGGCCGACGCCGCACTGATCGCGGCATACGGAGAGATGACATGACCAAAGAAGAAGCACTGCAAGCAATCAAACTGTTGTCCGCACTTGAATCATGGGCGTTCAGCAACAAAAACCCATTGCCCGATCATGTGCATGAAGAATTGTGCCGTGTCATGGGGACGCTAGAGCAAGTCGTATTGAAGGAGAACAAATGAACCAGAAGGACATCAACGTGCAGTTGAGTTATGCCGTATACTTTAAGCATGAAAACACACAAACCAATCCCTGAGTGGG